CTATCTGTAGATACAGTACCTGCTGTTGGCGTAACTGTTCCTATTAATACTGAATTTATATAGGTTTTCAGACTTGTTCCATCCCAGGTTCCTTGTATATTAAACCATCTATTCTTTAATGTAGACCTAGGTGTACCTGTCCCTAAAACAGCCGATTCATTGCTAGTAAAGAAATATACGCCAACCGTATTGCTTAACCCTAAATTTGTAGTGACTGATAAGGCAGATGTAGAACCATTGAAATTCTGTATAAGTATAGCCCCCTCATAGAGACCATACGTAGCAGGGTTTGTATCATTATACCATAGATTTACGGTCCATGAATTTCCTACTCCAACGTTAGGAACATTCCAATAGGAAGATCCATTTAAAATTATAGCATTCCCTGTACTATTTTTAGCACTTGAGCCAAGAGCAAGTGTAGCGTTATTAGCTTTCCCAGATTGATCTAACCAATTTCCAGTGCCTGAATAGTCTACTGCTTTCAATAGTAACATAGTGCCAGTTAGAGATTCATTTACCAGTGGTGCTTTAGAATAAAAGTAATGTGAAGTGGGTAACTGTGCTTGAAGGCCCCATTTCCACGCCAAATACCCTTCAATAAGTTGTCTTTGATATGTATTGTGGCTTCTGTTATAGACTAGGAATTCAGATATCACACCATCAAATCCACCATATCCAATATAAGGAAGGCCAAGATAGTTTGGACCATTTGCTTGAACACGGGCCGCAGGCGAATCTTGTGAAAACGTAGTTGAATTCGCATTCATTAATTGAATTCTTACATGTGTAGTAGGATCATATAAGGTATTATATAAAAAGGATTGACCTAGAGTAAATGTTTGAGCAGACCATAAGCCATTCCACCCCCCTGTTGCTGTACTTGTGGCCATGTAATAAGGATCAGGATTTCCACTTCCTGACTTTATAGAATTACTTATATGTATTCCACTGGAAGTAGCAGTATCTGCCCCTAAAAACCCATGGAAGTGTGCATTCGCATTATACAAGTTATTAAATTTTACTACCGCATATATAGAATATCCAGAATCATTATAAGGAATACATCCGTTGGGCAAAGTATACCATCCACTGTTTAAGGCAACACCTACACCCTGTGTAAGTGTAGGAGTCCCTGTAACGGCAGTTGTTGAATTTCCTAGACCTGATTTATCGACCCATTGAGTCACATTTGACCCACTTAGAACCATGGAAGTTGTATCTTTTCCATCAAACCATACCTGTAATCCACTTATATTTGTTGGGTTCCATAGAAATGTCTGGTATGACGACTGATAATCTAGTGCTACTTGAGCAGCAGGTATTGCGTAATTGTAAATACGGACTTCTCCTATTTCACCATTTACATACTCTGGTAAGATATCTAGATCCCAACGACGACCAATTCTCCAGGGCATAGTATTTACATTTGTATAGAGGTATCCAACATTTGATACACTGCCTATTAGAGCCGAATTCACGTAGGTTGCTAAATTCGTTCCATCCCATGTCAGTTGAATATTCGTCCAAACATTATCACAAAGTGTTGAAGATAATTTTGTTGATGCTGTAAAATTATTAATAGCAGCATACACAAATGTACCTTGAATAGACCCATCTGCATTAAGACCCACATTATATCCAATAGCGGGTCTTGAACCACCTGTTGTTATTTGTTGAGTTAATATACAAGGGATTGAACCTATATTCGCACCTGTCTTCTTAAACCATACACTAAATGTCCAGGAATTTCCTAGACCAATATCATTAAATTGCCAGTTTGTAGAACCATTCAGAACAATACCATTTCCTATTGAATTCTTGGCTATAGTACCATTTTCTTTTATAGCATTATTCCCTAACCCAGATTGATCTAACCATAGCCCTGAGCCTGAGTAATCAGATGCTTTCAAGAGAAGTACACGGCCGTTTGATGGTTCACTATAAGAAGGCAAATTATAATACAGGGAATTTGTTATAGGTAGTGATGTCTGAAGACCCCATTTATATGCCAAATACCCTTCTACTAACTGTCTCTCAGATTGTGTATGAGCTGTATTGTAAACTAGGATTTCTGAGATTGAGCCATTCATATTTGAAACATTCGGAGCACCACCTAATATATTCCCTGTATTGGATTGTGTGCGTGCCCCTGGTGTATTAGAACCAGAAGAAGAACCAGAAAGGAATACTGTTCTTACACTACCAGATTGATATAGAGAACTTGTTAGAAATCTCTGGCCAAATGTATATGTTGCAGATGTATTAATATTGTTATTAAACCATGCTGTTTGAACTGTATTGTTTGCCATGGCTATTAAGGCATAGGATGATGATGTTGCTAAACTACCTCCACCTATGATACCAGAAGCACCTGAAGTATTGTTGACTACCGCATATACTGAATATGAAGTATTTCCGTAGGGCAAGGCGCTATTTGGCAATGAAAAATAGGAAGATCCATTAAAGACAAGACCCGTGCCAGATGTAAATATAGGTGTTCCTGTGACAGCAGTTGTGTTGTTTGCTAAGCCTGATTTATCCTTCCATTGAGTTATTACAGATTCATCTAAAGGAGGAGTTCCTGTAGCCAAAGGATCATTTCCATCAAACCACAACTGAAGACCTGTTAAAGAGGTGGGTTGCCAAGAAAATGACTGGTAAGAATTAAGGAAATCACTAGAAACCTCGCTTGCTGTCTTGGCATAATTATAAATACGGAGTTCTCCGATTTCTCCTTTCATATACCATGGCTCACTTTGATTCCATCTATATCCAATACGATACGGTAGCCCACCACTAACAGAAACACCACCTGGTGTAGTAGTGCCTACACTTACAGCATCTATATATGTTTTCAAACTTGTTCCATCCCATGTTGCTTGTATATTTTTCCACTTACCAGTTGCTAATTTAAATGTGGATCCAAGATTAAATCCGCCTCCTGGATTAAATGCTGCAGAATATGTACCAGCCACACCTGTCATACCACCTATAATAATACTCTGAGGGGTACCTTGCCATTTTTGTGTTAAAAGACATGCTCCAGCAACTGGGGTTGTAGCAGTATCCTTATACCAGATATTCACAGTCCAAGCATTCCCTACTGCTACATCTGGAAATGTCCATGATGTGCTACCATTCAGAACAATACCATCACCTCTAGTATTCTTGGCGATTACGCCTGTTTCTAGAGTCGCATTGCGTCCTAGACCACTTTCATCTAGCCACGCCCCTGAACCTGAATAACTTGATGCTCTCAAGAGAATCTGTAGACCAGTTGTATCTTGATTTACAGGAGGCATTATAGTTTTAAAAGGGTGTACTGAAGGAAGTGTTGATTGAACTCCCCATTTCGATGCTAAATATCCTTCAATTACTTGTCTCTGAGGCAGGGTATGAATTTTATTATAAACAAGGATTTCTGATATTACACCAGCAAATTGTGGATTACTTAGATTAGATAATACTCTATTTCCTGTATTTGGTTGTAAGCGTGTACCAGGGGTATCCGAATTCACTTGACTTCCACCTACATATACAAGACGTGTTTTGCCACTTTCATATAGAGAATTAAATAGATATATGGTATTACTAGACATTGCTGGTGTGGTAAGGGCTGAATTGTTCCATGAAGTTGTAACGCTAGTGCTAGCGGCTGTAATATCAAGTGACTGTTTTGTAACAGCTGCGCCACCTCCTATGAGACCCCCTTGACCTCTTGATACAATATAGATTGAATAGGATGAATCGTTATAGGGCATTGTGTTATTTGGCAATGTAAAATAACTGTAATTAAATGAAGTTATACCAGATCCTTCTGCGAAAGTTGGAGGATATGTTCCAACTAGAGCTGTTGTGTTATTGTTTTTACCTGATTTATCACGCCACTCTGTAACATTGTAATTGGTAATGGTCATCGTGGTTGTGTCTTGGCCGTCTAACCATAGTTGTAAGCCAGGTAGAACGCTAGGCTGCCAGCAATATAAATTATAAGAACTGAGATAATCAGTTTTCACTTGGGTTTCAGGTATGGCGTAGTTGTAAATGCGAACTTCTCCGATTTCACCGGTTACATAGAAAGAATTAAAATTAAAGCTACGTCCTATACGATAGTCTTGTCCCCCGTCAGGAGATGAACCTCCAGGCTGTCTTGTCGATATTAATACACCGTTTATATATACAGTTAAGTTAGTCCCATCCCAAGTTGATTGAATATTTACCCAATTATTTACAGATAAATAGCTGTAATAATCAGCAGTCTGATACCAAGTATTAGTTGAATAATTATTAAATCCAGTACCTACAATATTATTGACTTTACCAACTAGCAAATTAACACTACTAGATGCATATTTTTGTGCTACTATACAGGCATCAGTAACACCTGTTAATCCTGATATATTTTTATACCATACGTTAACAGACCACTGATTACCAAGAGCTAAATTAGGAAATGTCCAGCTTGTGGAACCATTTAGGACAATACCGTTTCCTTGGATATTCTTAGCTATTACACCATTTTCCAAAGTAGCATTCTTCCCTGAACCAGATTCATCTAACCATGGTCCAGTACCTGAATAAGTTGAAGCTCTCAAGAGAAGTTTAAGGCCAGTTGTATCGTAACTAGCAAGGGGTGCTAGACTTTTAAAAGGATGTGATGAAGGTAAATCTGCTACTATCTGTGATGACCATTTCCATGCCAGATATCCTTCTATTACCTCTCGTTGAGCCTGTGTGTGGCTGGTATTGTAGACGAGAATTTCTGATAGTGTTCCATTTAAATTATAGGCATTCATATCTGTGCCTATATAATTAGATGATGCGGATTGAGTACGTGAGCGAGTTGACGGCGAAGTACGCCCTAAGGATCCATCAAAATAAAATAATTGTGTTTTAGTATCATATTGATATGACATTACGAGAGATCTTCCTATTACTGGCTTTACTGGAGCATTTATAAGGCCAAAGTCATTAGAAGCCCCCAACCATTCTGAACCCCATATATTGACGTTACTTCCAGAAAAACGAATATTAAAATTATCACCTATGAATCCCCCAAGTGGTGAGATAGTACCCGCAGTTATCATACCAGATGCTTGACCGCTTAGAGTATTAGGTACCGCAACTATATATAAAGTAAATGACGAGTTACCATAAGGAATAGACCCATCTGTTAATTTAAAATATGATGAACCATTGAATACAATACCTGACGCTGAAACCGTAGGAGTTCCAGTAACTGCTGTTGTTGAATTTGATAGACCAGATTTATCTACCCACTGAGTTAAAGTGGTTCCATTGGAAGGAGTGACACCTGTGTTTAGAGGATCTTTTCCATCTAACCAGAGTTGTAGGCCAGATATTTTGAAAAATATCGCTAAAGAATTATAATAATCAGCAGTTACTGCCGCTTGATTTATAGCGTAATTATAGAGGCGCACTTCACCGATTTCACCAGTAACGTAACTAAAAATATCCCAGCAACCTCCAATGCGATATGGTTGACCACTGTCTGGGGTTATACCACTAGGCGTAGACGTATTAAATAAAACACCATTTACATATATTTTCAATGTTGTTCCATCCCAGCTAGCTTGAAGATTTGCCCATGTATTTAGTACAAACACCGAATTTGTATTAGGTGATGCTAACCAGTTTGCATCACCATTATATGAGGTTACACATATAATCCCATCAATATTACCAATTGTTAGATTAATCAAGCGACTCGCAACAATTTGTGTTAAAATACAGGAACTC